AAGAGAGGATTGAATCTTTTCAAGTATCTTACGACAATGAAGGCTGGTTAACTACTGGTCACTTCCCTCCTTGCATCGATACCAATGGTAAATTCTTTGGAGGTCGTGGAAGAATCCGCGCCGCCAAAAGAAATGCCGAGCGATGGGTTCCAGTGGCAGTATACAGCAGGAGCGACACTTCTCTTCGAAATGATACTACAAATGGTCTACGAGAAAACGTTCGCCCTCCATCATACGAAGCCCATTTCGACGATTTTGTAGAAGCAGCTTTTAATTTAATTACGAATGGAGAATTAAGTAACACTGTCGAGGATATTGATAGTTGGCTTTACCACGACGTAGAAATTAAAAAAGTTTTTAACAACAATGGAGGAAGAATAACAAAACTGAGAGACAAGATTCGCACTAAAGTTAAGTCTCAAAGCTCTTTAGTTTTCAACCCCACTGAAAAGGATCACTGGAAGCGATGGATTCAAAAAAACTTGGGTCTAGACGATGACAAATATGTTCTGATGAACACGAAAGATACGACAAGAACCCAGCGCTTTTGGATGAACCACCTTATGCCTGCCGTTTGCGAAGAACGCGATCCTGTTAGTATTATTTTTTATACGTCCGAGCACGATCCAGACGATGCACGCTCTAACTTGTTGGGAAGAATAAAGGAGTTGGAAGAGTTTTATCAAATGACTTTTAAATTTATAAACTCTCAACTTCCTGAATCAATTTCTATCAATGTGCCAGCCAAGCGACCATGGAGCGTGCTGGGGGCTGTTCCTCAGTTCACTCAAGGTCACGATATTACCAGCACTAAGTTAGTGAAGGTTGAGGAATATTAAGAATGAAATCTCCATTACGTTATCCAGGCGGAAAGACCCGCGCTGCTAAAACAATAATGGAATTCATTCCCGAGGATTGTGGGGAGCTTTGCTCCCCCTTCCTCGGCGGTGGCTCTGTTGAGTTGTCCTTAGCGGAAAAAGGAACAAAAGTTTACGGATATGATTCGTTTGAACCCTTGGTTTGGTTCTGGAAGGCTCTTTTGGAGCGACCTAAAGAACTAGCACGTACAGCAAACTCGTTTAGAAAAGATCATCATCTTTTTGAATTAAACGATGTTAAAGTAAAGGGTCTTTTGAAGGAAGATTTCGATAAGATCCGTGAAGAACTAAAAGAAGAAAACAAGTATTCTATTTTAAATGCTGCTAAGTTTTATGCGATAAATCGCAGCAGCTTTTCTGGAGCAACTTTTAGTGGAGGATGGTCTCGTCGTGCAGCATATGCCAGGTTTACGAACTCTTCAATCGACAGGGTTATGGAATTCAAGGAACCAAATATCGCTGTTGAGTGCAAAGACTTTAAGGAATCGATTCCACTCCACCCTGCTACGTTTTTGTATCTGGACCCTCCTTACATGCTAGCTTCCGAAGAGCAAGAGAGACTTTATGGAAAATCAGGAAATAAGCACCGGGGTTTTGACCACAAAGGTTTGTACGATATACTGAAAGAAAGAGACAATTGGCTTCTTTCCTACAGTGGGGATGGAAAAGAAATTTTAGATATGTATAGTAATTTTGTTACTTGCGATGTGACAGGCGCATGGTCATATGGAATGAAAAACATTACGCCTCCAAAGCATTCTTTTAACAACATCGTGATGAACTTGATGAAAAAGTACGAAGAGCTATTCCTTGACAAAAGACATCAAGATTTGTATTATAAGACAATGAATACAATGAAAGAAGAAAACAAAGAGCTGAGCAAAGACATGAGCAAAAGTTCTGAGATCTTAATCATGCCTCAGTCGGTATATCAAAAACACCTAATAAGGAGAAAAAATGCCTAAAAAAGCAAGCAAGATAGGTCGCCTAAGCCTAACAGAGATGAAAAATTTAATTAACAAGAAGGTTGGAATGTCTGTTGCACATGATCTGACTAAGGACAATCCAACTGAAGTAAAACAATGGATTCCAACAGGCTCTCGGTATCTGGATTCGATTATCTGTAGGGGGAAAAAAGCAGGAATTCCAGTCGGTAAAATTACAGAAATTGCGGGTCTTGAAGGGGCAGGTAAGTCTTGGATGGCTTCCCAAGTTGCCGTCAACGCCCAAAAAATGGACATGGATGTCGTCTATTTCGACTCCGAGTCAGCCATTGACCCAGGATATTTAGCAAGTCTCGGCGTGGATCTCAATAGGTGTCTATATGTCCAAGCCACTTCAGTAGAGATGGTTTTAGAAACAATCGAAGAGCTTTTAGGGTCTAATGATGGACAAATGTTATTCATTTGGGATTCTTTAGCGCTGACCCCTGCTATTTCAGATGTAGAAGGGGATTTCAACCCTCAATCTTCAATGGCGGTTAAAGCTAGGATTTTGGCTAAGGGGATGTCAAAGTTAACGGTCCCCATTGCGAATGCACAGTCTACTTTTTTAGTCCTTAATCAATTAAAAACAAATATCGCCTCCAACCCGGCTCAAAGAATCGAGGTCATGACTAATCCTTGGGTAACACCAGGCGGCAAAGCGATGCACTATGCCTATTCGCTACGCATCTGGCTGACTGGTCGCAAGTCTAAATCATCGTTCATTATGGATGGTGACGATCGAATTGGCTATCAGGTCCAGGTAAAACTTGAAAAATCTCGATTTGGCACTACTGGAAGACGATGCAGTTTTAACATACTATTTACTGGACAGAATCCCGGTATTCAAGATGAAGAAAGTTGGCTTGACGCACTGATGGGTTCTGACAACATCATTCAATCAGGAGCCTGGTACACTTTAATGTATAAAGATGGAACATCGGAAAAGTTTCAAAGCAAGACATGGCCCAAAAAGTTACAAAGTGAAAAATTTAGACAAAGAGTTCTTGAATTAATGAACGATGAAATCGTCAAAAAGTATGACCAAAAAATGGAAAAGGTCACCAATTAAGGAGAAAATAATGAGTGTTTGTGTCTTATATATTATGTTAAGCGGAGGAGTCTTTATGACGCCCGCGTGCCACACCGATCAGGGTATCGTTTATCCTGAAAAAATCGTCTATACAGAAACTATCCCAGAGAGATATTCTTACTTGCCATATCGGGCTCCAATGCACACCCCGTCAGTGGTTTATCGCGATTGGCGTCCATTGCCCAATCATACACGGCGATATCGAAAATGGCGTCCAACCCGTCGAGCCCGCCGCAATATCACTATCAATCGCTATTACTATGATTCCCCGCGAAAAAGAACAAAGCGTGCTCGAAAAGTCGTTGTTAAAAAGCGACACAATAAGAAGAATTTTAAAAAGAAATAACTAATTATTAACGTTATGAAATCTCTTCAAAATCTTCGCCACATAATCAAAGAGCAGCTAGAATCAAATGAATACAGGGCACTTGTAGAAATTCATTTTGACTCTGAGTTTAAAGTAACTGAGATACTGGATCAGGTGAGGTCTTTTTGTGGCGTGATTATTGTTAATGCAGAATCTAGCCAGCGACTGACCGATAGAAAGCAAAAAGTTCTTGTTAAAATCAAATTTTATGTTTTAGACCGACCAGTTAAGCAATATGTTGCTAGCATCGTTGATAAGGCATTGTCTGTTGATGGCGTTTACGCCTTCCGAGTTAAAAAAGTTAAAATCCCTAACAAGTAATAAGAGGTTTAAATGAAGAAGCAACGTTGTCTGCTGATAGACATGTTTAACATGTTCTATCGTGCTTGGATTGTAGATCCTTCCTTGTCAGTAAACGGACATCCTATCGGCGGTTTAAAAGGCTCCTTGAAGATACTTCAAAAATTGATGAGGGAGACACAGCCGAATAGAGTTTTTATTTGCTGGGATGGACCTGGCGGATCTCAACGACGCCGCAGCATCAATAAAAATTATAAGGAGGGGCGAAAGCCAGCCAAGGTTAATTGGGACAGCAGTTTCCTCTCACCCGAGGCAAAAGAAGAAAACAGAAAATGGCAACAGATTAGGCTTATGGAATATTTTAATCACATGCCTGTGTGCCAACTTCTTCTGCCTTCCGTTGAAGCTGATGACATTGTTGCTTTTGCCTCAAAAGCCTCCAGTCTAAAAGGGTGGCAAAAGATCATTGTTTCGAGTGATAAGGACTTTTTTCAGCTTTTAGACAAAGAGACGCTTCTATATCGCCCAATACAAAAAGAGCTTCTAAATCAGAAGGATATTGTAGAAAAACACAAGATACATCCCCGAAACATGGCTCTCGCTCGATCGATCGTAGGAGACACCAGCGACAACTTGCCAGGTATCGCCGGAATAGGACTGACAACTGTAGCTAACCGTTTTTCTTTTATGGCAGAAAACAATGATTATACGCTAGATGATATCTTAAGGCATTGTGAAAATGTTAATTCGAATGCGAAGGCTTACACCAACATAATAGAAGGTGAGCAACTAATACGCGAGAATTATAAGATGATGCAGCTTTATTCCCCGAGCATCAGTGTCCAAGGAAAGGCATATCTCCGAGAAACAATTACAGAATGTGAAATAACATTTAATAAGACTGAGATTAAAAAAATGATGATTCAAGACGGTTTTGGGGACTTTAATTGGATTGATCTGTATCAGATTTTTAATAGAATAGCAGTTGAAAAGTGATCACTCTCTTGCTATAATAGAAGGGTCACAATATGGAAATATAATGCAAAAAGACAATATTAGTTTCTCAAAATATGGTAAAAACTTTCAAGAGGTCTTGGCTTATTTGATCCTTGAAGATAGACCTTTTTCCGAACAAATAGAAGAGGTCTTGGATGTTAGTTTTTTTGAATTAAATTACTTAAAGGTTTTTGTTTCAAAGATATTTGAATACCGAACCAAGTATAAGGTCCATCCTACATCGAAAATCTTTGATTCTATTATAAGAACAGAGCTGGATGATGAAACTGAAGCCACACGAGAGCAAGTCCGCCGTTATTTCGCTCGATCTATTGTTCGAGCATCGAGTGATAGCGAGTATATCAAGAGCACCTCTCTTGACTTCTGCAAGAAGCAAAAACTCAAGGAAGCTATCCTAAAGTCTGTTAACTTATTGCAAAACTCATCTTATGATGAGATTAAGGGCTTAATCGACAATGCTTTGAATCTAGGCATCGATAGCGATTATGGTCATGATTTTCACAAGGATTTTGAGGCTCGCTATGAGCTAAGAGCACGTAATCCTGTTTCTACAGGTTGGCAGAAAATAGACGATTTAACTAAGAACGGACTTGGAAAGGGCGAGTTGGGAGTGGTAATCGCTCCCACTGGCGCAGGCAAATCAATGGTCCTGGCGCACCTCGGCTCTCAAGCCCTTCTCAATGGAAACAACGTGGTCCATTATACTCTAGAACTGTCGGAAGAAGTAACCGGACTCAGATATGATAGTTGCATTAGCGGCGTTCGCTTGGGGGATCTTCATAGTATGAAGGGTATGGTCTATGATTCGATTAAAGAAGTCGATGGTAGACTTATAATTAAAGAGTATCCCACCAAGTCAGCATCTGTTAATACTCTTAAAGCTCATTTAGAAAAATTAAAAAAAAATAATATTAAAATCGGAATGATTATAGTAGATTACGGCGATTTGCTCAAACCCGTTGGAACTTACAGGGAGAAAAGGAACGAGTTAGAGTCTATTTACGAAGGACTACGTGCATTAGCACAAGAAAATGAGTGTCCTATATGGACAGCATCCCAAACTAATAGATCTGGACTAAATGCTGAAGTTATTACTATGGAATCTATTTCTGAAGCGTTTAGCAAATGTTTCGTTGCCGATATGATATTTTCAGTTTCAAGAACAGTGGAAGACAAAAATACAAATCAAGGAAGAATATTCCTTGCTAAGAACAGGAATGGACCAGATGGATTAGTGTTTCCTTTGTACATGGACACATCAAGGGTAAAAATAAAAATACTTGATTCTCCTATACAATCAGAGGAAAAAAGGCCAGTTAATAAGCTCGTAGAGGTATATCAGAAGAGTAAAAGACAGTTTAATACTGCAAAGAACGAAGGAAAACACAATGACACAAACAGCAAATGAAATACTATCAGATATTACGGTGCATATGAAGTATGCCCGCTATCTCCCTAAAAAAGAACGCCGCGAGACATGGAAAGAACTCGTTAATCGCAATAAAAAAATGCACATTAAAAAATATCCCGAGCTAAAGGATGAAATTAGTGCTGCGTATAAATTTGTTTATGACAAAAAAGTTCTTCCATCTATGCGCTCGATGCAGTTTGGTGGGAAGCCGATTGAAGTCGCACCTAATCGTATTTACAATTGTGCTTACTTGCCGATTGATGATTGGCACTCTTTTTCGGAAGTAATGTTTCTTCTCCTTGGAGGCACAGGCGTTGGATATTCAGTTCAAAAGCATCACGTTGAGAAGCTCCCTGAGATTCAAAAGCCCTCATCAAAACGCTCGCGCCGTTTTTTGATAGGTGACTCTATTGAAGGATGGGCAGACGCTGTTAAGGCTTTGATTCGGACCTATTTTAATGGTGGCACTCGCTTGCGCTTTGACTTTTCGGACATTCGACCAAAAGGAGCGCGACTGGTTACTTCGGGAGGCAAGGCACCTGGACCGCAACCTCTGAAGGAGTGTTTGATAAAAATTGAAGGTATATTAGATTCTAAGGAAAATGGAGACAAGCTGGAGCCAATCGAGGTTCACGATGTCGTGTGCCATGTCGCAGATGCCGTCCTTGCTGGCGGCATTCGCCGCGCCGCCCTCATATCTCTTTTCAGCGCCGATGACGATGAGATGCTTTCTGCAAAAGCTGGAAACTGGTGGGAGCAAAATCCCCAACGCGGTCGCGCAAACAATTCAATCGTTTTGATGCGACATCGTATAACTAAAGAATATTTTGCTGAATTGTGGGATAGGGTTAAAGCATCCGGCAGTGGAGAGCCGGGGTTTTATTTTACAAACGATAAAGACTGGGGAACAAACCCGTGTTGCGAAATAGCGCTTAGACCGTATCAGTTTTGTAATTTATGTGAAGTAAATGTTAGTGATGTAGATTCACAGGAGGATCTTGAATCCCGAGTGAAGGCTGCTGCTTTAATTGGAACCCTCCAAGCCGGATACACAGATTTTCATTACTTAAGGGATATTTGGCAAAGACATACAGAAAAAGACGGGCTCATCGGCGTTTCAATGACTGGCATCGCATCAGCTCGCGTCTTGGACCTAAACATGGAAATGGCTGCAAAAGCTGTCAAGAAGGAAAACCAGCGAGTTGCTAAGCTGATTGGGATCAAATCTGCCGCCCGCACAACTTGCGTAAAACCCGCTGGGACAACATCGTTAACTCTAGGCACTTCTAGTGGTATTCATGCTTGGCATAACGATTATTATGTCCGCCGCTTGAGGGTTGGTAAAAACGAGGCGATATACACATACTTGTCTATAAATCATCCTGAACTGGTTGAGGACGAATATTTTAGACCACACGATACAGCGGTTATCTCAGTTCCTCAAAAATCTCCTGCCGGGGCAATAACTAGGCACGAAAGCGCATTGCAATTGTTAAAGAGGATCAAGAAAGTTAGCCAAGAGTGGATAAAACCTGGGCACAAGAAAGGACAAAATACACATAACGTATCTGCTACTGTTTCAATCAAGGATTCTGAGTGGATCGATGTTGGCGAGTGGATGTGGGAAAATAGGGAGTACTACAATGGACTCTCTGTCTTGCCTTACGATGGGGGCAGTTATGTTCAGGCACCTTTTGAGGACTGTTCATCTGAAAAATATGAGAAACTTATAGAGGCTTTGGAGAGTATCGACCTCACCAAAGTGGTCGAAACGGAGGACAATACAGACCTTAAAAGTGAAGCGGCATGCTCTGGCGGCCAATGTGAGATTACTTAGGGCTTGACTTTCGTTTTCTGGCGCATATAATAGTATACATAACAGCTCAAGGAGGATTTTGTGAGCACCGAAGAAAAAACCACAGATGAATACATTGTTGATTTTATTAAAGCATTTAAGACAGTAGAAGACGAAATGGAGCCTTATAAGGAACACAAGCGTGATCTTAAAAAGAACTACGTTGATAACGGATGGTTGTCAAAAGACGAGCTTCGCTTTGCAATTAAGGCATATCGAATGTTAAAATCTGACGAAAGTTTTGAACACTTTTCTGAGATTTATGATAAGATTTCTAAGAGCATTGGGAGTTAATCATGAAACCAGTCCCTTTTAACAGGCACCTTCTTATTTTAAAACAAGAAAAGGAGGAGGAGGATAAGAGTCTAGTCCTAGTTCCAGAGAGCTACGAACAAAAAGACCCTTTTACCTTGGCCACAATTATGGAACCAGCTTCGGATTGTAAATCTCGTTGGATGCCAGGTTCAACAGTGGTTGTGCCTACTCACACAATTGAGACCCTATCTTTTGACGGAGAAGATTTTCACCTTGTTTTAGAAAACCATGTCCTGATGGGGTTGTTCAATAAAGAAGGAAAATAATGAAGAACCTAAGTAGAGCCGCACTCGTTAAGCGCGCATTAGAGCAAAATGAAAACGAGCCCCGTTTGACAAACCACGGGGCTCTTTCTGTTTGCACATCTCCACACACTGGGAGATCACCCAGCGCTAAATACATAGTGAAGGACTCTATTACTCATGACCGTGTTGATTGGGACAACAACAACTCCATGACTCCAGGCGAGTTCGAAAAATATTGTAAAGACTTTATGAACAACCTAGAGTCTCCCATGTACGAGCAAGATTTGTATGCCGGCTATGATCCCGAACATCGCTTAGCTGTTCGAGTTCATACGCAGAAAGCGTGGCACTCTCTTTTTGCCCGTAATATGTTTTTTCATGCTTCGTTAAAAGAAGCGGAAACATTTGAGCCGGAGTTTAACGTCTATTCAATTCCTTGTCATACGAAAGATCCGAAGGTTATCATTTCTTTTGAAAAGAGGCTAATTCTCATTAGTGGAACTGACTATGCAGGAGAAATTAAAAAGAGTGTATTTACTGTTCTTAATTTTCTACTCCCTCAGAGAGGGGTACTTCCCATGCATTGCTCGGTTAACGTAGACCCGACTGGTCCTACGTCTACTATCTTTTTTGGACTCTCTGGGACCGGAAAGACAACGCTGTCATCAGACGAAAACACCTTTCTAGTTGGAGACGACGAGCATGGATGGTCAGATAACTCGCTCTTTAATTTTGAAGGAGGGTGTTATGCAAAGACGATTAGACTCTCTAAAGAGCAGGAGCCTTTAATCTACAAGGCATGCCATCGGTTTGGCACTGTTCTAGAGAATGTTGTAATGAAGGCTGGTCAGGTGGACTTTGATAGTGCCGACATTACAGAAAACACCCGAGCCTCCTATCCTCTAGAATTTATCGATAATACTTGGGGACAGCCCTGGTGCGATCATCCTGACAACATAATTATGTTGACATGTGACGCATACGGCGTGCTACCCCCCGTCGCTCGCTTGGGAGAAGACAAAGCCGTTGAACAGTTTCTTCTTGGTTATACAGCAAAAGTAGCTGGAACAGAAAAAGGTGTCACAGAACCCGAGCCTACGTTTTCTTATTGCTTTGGATCTCCCTTTATGCCACTGCGCCCGAAAGAGTACGCAGCCCTGCTGAAGGACAAAATCAAAAAGCATGATGTTAAGTGCTGGCTTGTTAACACAGGCTGGACTGGTGGACCGTATGGAGTAGGATCACGCATCTCGATTGAACTTACACGTAAGATAATTAGAGCAATTCAAACCGGCACTTTTAACAGCGACCAATGTCGATACGAAAAACACTTATACACTAATTTTGAAATTCCTGTCCTGCCGGGATACATTTCAGAGAAAGTACTCTTCCCAGAAAAAGGTTGGTCTTCTCTTGAAGATTATACAGAAAGTGCCAAAACACTAATGAGCAAGTTTATCAATCGTTTAAAGACGATGAATTTATAAATAAATTTTCTTTTTAATTATGCTCGCCCTAGTTATCGTGAAGTTATCACGAGGGTTCTTTTGACACAAGAGGTCGCCAGACCAATAACCAGCCACCTTCTATAATTGGAGATTTAATATGATTAGTTTTACAACTATTATTGCAGTTACACTGCTTGCCACGCCTGCTGCCTACGAGCCAACTTACGAAAGTTTAATGTTTGAAGCAAAACATAGTTGCCGCAACGCTCAACCTGAAAAGGTTAATGACCAGATTCTTTTAGACTTAATCCAAGTCGAGAAAAAGTACGATGTCCCTGCTTCCCTGAAGGGGATGGTTCTTGCAGCATCTTGCTCTGAATCTGGTTACGATCCAAAAGCCAAAGGTGATTATCGAATTATTAAAAATAAAAAATTACCGATGGCAATTGGTATTTTGCAACAATGGCCATGGTATGAAAAGACCTATAATATTGATAGGACCAATCATATCCAAGCCGCCGATGCTTGGATGAAGCATCTCCACAAAAAACTTCACTATGTTAAAAGAACTTGTAAGTTTAAAAGTGAGAGAAAAAGATGGATCGCCGCATGGGTAACAGCCATTAGATATCCAAAGCCTGAAGGTAGGTGTTATGAAAAGCCAAAGCACTTAAAGATTTTAAACAAATGGCACCGCAATCTTAAAAAGACCACGGATGAGGGAGACGGCTGCTGAGAGCACACTGTTATAATTGGGAAGAAGTAATCATAGGAGAAAATTTAAATGCTATCTTATACGCAAACAAAAACAGCTCTAAAATACTCAGCCTACACGAGCCTACTATATTACCTTTCAACAAGTTTGATACTTCAGTTGATTTGGGGATAATCAAGATATCCAAGGGCAATTCAAAATACGATGTTGTTAGAGAACTTACATTTAATGCCGCCACCGCAGGTTTGCATCCTTTTGCCGGCAACTTGGCTTCTATTAAAATCGATTCGGAAAGCAATACTATCCAGGCGATAACCAAGAACAACTCCTTAGTGGATATAAAATACCGCACCTTGAGAATTTTCAATCCAGATGGTGTTGCAGGTATACCTTTCGACATAAACGATAGAATAACTCATTATGAGGTTTATGATTGGTTTGATGTTCGATCTGGGACGAAGCACCCTTACGAGATCCTAGAAGATCCTAAAAATCTGTTTGTAGAGAAGATATTTTTCTATTTGTCTGAGCGAATAGATGGCAATACTCAATACAAAGATTTAATTTCAAAATCTATTTTATCAAAAGAGCAATTACATCATCCTGACTATTCCGATTCGATGTCAAGATTAAAAACAATTGCTATGATGAAAGAAGAGGGCATCAAAGGAACGTCCAATGGAACCTCGCAATATCTTCCTATAAGGATTGAGCTTTATCGGAGAGAAGTGCAGCCAAATAAAGAATTTGACTTCGCGGATCATGGTGATATAATAATTGATAATAGGACCGACGAACAGGTAATAAATGAGTGGTTTTCATCTCGCAGGAATAGTGCCAGTAGCAGGTCAGTCGCTTGACTTTGATATGCCTTGGCACGATTCTTTGATGCCGATCGCACAGAACTATCTAGCTGTTGAAAGAGCCGTCGTAGAGTGCGCCTACGCAGGATGCGAGACAATATGGATTATTTGTCATGACGATATGCAACCCTTAATTCGCCATCGACTAGGAGATTATGCTCAAGACCCGGTTTGGGTTAGTCGCCACTTTGAATTAAGGCGCAATCAGTTTCAAAAGCCTATCCCCATTTATTATGTGCCGATTCACCCAAGAGACCGAAGCAAAAGAGATTCCTTGGGATGGAGCGTTATCTATGGAGCTTGGATGTCTAAAAAAGTTTGCGGCAATCTAAGTACCCATTTAAAACCAGATAAGTATTATGTCTCATTTCCCTATGGAGTGTATCATGTTTCAAAGATCAGAGAACATAGAAGGGATATTTCATCCTCCCGACCTTTTTTCTTAGAGCACGAAGGCAGGACAGTTGTTGATGGCGAATATTTAGGGTTCTCGATGACGCCCGAAGACGTGAAAGCCCTGCAAGCATCAGTATCTGTGAAGTCTACTGGAATTTATGAAGACGAACGAAGAATCAAAAAACTTCCCATTGAGAAAAGATATTCGTTTAGAAATTTAAATCTCGACCAGATTTTTGATATACTAAGCACAGATGGAGCAAAAATTCACAAGCTGGATAGATATTGGAACATTGGTTCATGGGAAGGGTATAAAGAATACATGGGAATCGAAAAGACGCATATCAGACGCCCCAGTGCGTCTGTTTTGTCATACAAAGAATGGAACGGAATAGGAGTAGACGAAGTTGAATGATATAAGTAATTTAATTGGCAACACGCCATTCATAAGGTTGGGCGAAAAGCTCTACGCAAAACTAGAAACTTACAACCCTTCTGGCTCTATCAAAGACAGGATGGCTTCTTATATCCTTGCGAAAGCTATGGAGCGCGGAGAACTACAAAATAAAGATACCATCGTGGTGGCCTCTTCGGGAAATACTGGCATCGCCTTCTCAATGCTTTCGGCTGCTAATGGTCTTAATTGTATCGTGATCATGCCTTGCAACATGAGCGAAGAACGAAAGCAGATGATGAGGGCTTACGGCGCAACCATAGTTGAAGTTGGACCAAGCGCGTTCAAAGATGCGATATCTCTTCGTGATAAAATGCTAGAAGAAAATCCTAATTACTGGTCGCCCAAGCAGTTCAGTAATCCTGACAACATAGAGTGTCATTTTCGCACTACAGCCGTGGAGATAGCGCAATCTGTCCTAGATATACCCGCCCGGCTATCTGCTATCATCAGCGGCGCAGGCACGGGAGGGACGATCATGGGATGCCAAAAGTACATGCCACGACTATGGAAAGAAACCCAGATCCTTATGACAACCCCAGCCGAATCCGCAGCCACCCACGGCATTCAGGGCATCAACGACGGCGGGGACTTCTTGGTTGATAAAACCTTGATTGATGGTGAGCTGATTGTGACCACTGAAGATGCGAAATCTCGCGCTAAGCTCCTCGCCTCCGAGCATGGGCTGTTGGTTGGCATTAGTTCTGGAGCTAACGTTATCGCAGCAGAGCGCTGGATTGCTGAGCACGAGCCAGATGGCGTAGTGGTGACCTTTCTTTGCGACAGGGGTGAAAGATACTTAAGTTAACTACTTAATATTATGGGAGCGTATTGGATACTCGCAGCCATAGCAGTACCGATAGTTATCAACTATTTATACCACAGCAACGGAGAAGATAAGTAATGAAATACGATGATTTAAAAAACATTATCAAAGAGGTCTTGGAAGAAGAAGACGCTTGGAAAAAATTCCTCGATCAGACGAGAGATAAAAAGTCAAGGAAAATGGTTCCTTGGTCGTCTCCTCCTGAGAAAAAGAAAAGAACCCCAGAAAAAACCTTCGATCCAAGCACCGATTCACGTATTGAAGCATCAAGTGATAAAGAAGCCGCCGCCGCTCTTAAAGCGCGAATCGACAAGGCTGGACACGCCCCAGGTAAACAATATGTCGCCAAAGACGACCAGGGTTATTTTATTCGCACGATCGTAGATACTCGCGGCACCTGATATTTTCTTGACTTTCTTAAGAAGAGGGCTATAATATAGTTGCTTAGAAAGTGAGGAACTATGCAACGCACTAAATCATCCATACCCTTTGTTGGTCTGCACGCTCATAGCGTTGCAGGCTCTCCTTTTGACGCTCTGGGGTATCCCCAAGCTCATATGGATTTCGCCTACCAAAACGGTAGCGAGGCTCTCGCCTTAACTGATCATGGTAATATGAACGGACTTGCATATCAAGTCCTTCACGCCAAGAAGATGAAAGCTGACGGTAAAAGCTTTAAGCCCATTTATGGCGTCGAAGCCTATTTCGTCCCATCGGTCGCGGAATGGAAAGAAGAATACGAGAAAGCCCAGTCAGATAAAAAAGCTGCTTCTAAATCGAAGAAAGAAGCCGAGAAGATTACTGCCGAAAACGAAGGCGCTTCTAAGGGCAAAAACAACAAGCTCCGAACACGCAGTCATCTTATCCTCCTTGCTCAGAACCAAGAAGGACTTAATAACATATACAGCTTAATCTCTGAATCCTTCCAAGGCGACAACTTCTATCGATATCCGCGCCTGGATTTGGAACTTCTTAAGAAGTATAATAAGGGAATCATCGCCTCAAGTGCATGCCTCGGAGGGGTTTATGCCACTGTTTACTGGAATAACAAAGACAAGGGCGACCAGGCGATTCTGGAGGCAATGCGCGACATAACAAAAAAAATGTTAAATATTTTTGGCGATCGTTGGTACGGAGAACTTCAGTGGATTAAATCCAAAGACCAACACAATCTTAACCATTATGTTCTTCAAATGAAAGAGGAATTTGGAATACAGGTGATTTCCACCGCCGACAGTCATTACCCAACACCCACCTCTTGGAAGGATCGGGAGCTTTATAAGCGACTGGGGATTCTTCCTCTCATAACTAAGTACAAAGACAAACCAGCCGAACTGCCAGACTGGCTCTCGCCAGAACTGCCAGAACAATTGGAGGAAGTCGGTTATGAGTTATATCCTAAGAACGGCGATCAGATGTGGGAATCCTATAAGGAATACAGCAAGTATTCTGATAGACCTTATAATGATTCTGATATTCTTTCTTCTATTAGTCTTACCCATGAGATTGCTTTCAATCGCATTGAAGACTTTGTACCGGACAATAAAGTACGCTTACCGTCGTTTGTTGTCCCTGAAGGAGAAACTGCTACCAACGCGCTTATAGCTCAGTGCATCAGCGGACTAAAGGAATTCAAGCTCCACAAAAAGAATGAATATGTGGACCGATTGCGTCACGAACTGCGCGTCATCGACGAGAGAGGGTTCAGCAAGTATTTCCTTACAATGAAAGCTATCTCTGACAAAGCGAACGAGCATATGCTATCAGGACCAGGACGAGGCTCAGCCGCTGGTTCCCTGGTAGCTTATGTTCTTGGCATCACCCAAGTTGATCCTATTAAGTACGGACTCCTTTTTAGTCGCTTTTTGCGTTCTGACGCTACTGACTATCCCGATATCGATTATGATGTATCAGATGCCTTTGGTCTTAAGGAGATTCTTGCTGATGAGTGGGGTAACAAAACTGTTATTCCTATTTCAAATTTTAATACTTTGCAATTACGGTCCCTGATCAAAGACATCAGTAAATTTTATGATGTAGAATTCAAAGAAGTCAACTCGGTCACCTCTGTGATGGAAAAAGAGGCAATGCCAAAAGCCAAAGCTAAGCACGGCATCAAGGCTGGCGTGTACAATCCTACTTTTGAAGAGGTTATGGAATATTCCGAATCCCTTCAAAAATTTCTAAGAAAACATCCCCAGATCAAAACACATGTTGAAGCCTTGTTCGGGCAAAGGCGCTCGACCAGTAGACACGCTGGAGGCGTCGTGATCGGGGAAAACCTCGATAAGCACATGCCCTTGATCAGTTCAGGCGGCATTCTCCAAACGCCTTGGTCCGAAGGGATGAACGTCCGCCATCTAGAGCCGCTAGGCTTTATTAAGTTCGACTTACTGGGACTGTCAACATTGGAGATGATTGAATCTTGTATTAAACACATGCTGCGTAGAGAGGCTGGGATTGAAAACCCCACCTATGCTGATGTATCCCAGTGGTATAGTAAAAACTTGCATCCTGATGTTATCGACCTTGAAGACAAAAATGTTTATAAGCACGTATTTCACAAGGGCAACTTCGTTGGGGTCTTCCAGTTTACGAACGACGGCGCACAGAAATTCTGCAAGAGTGCGAAGCCCAACAACATCATTGACATTTCAGCGATTACTTCGATTTACAGACCAGGACCTTTATCCGCCAAGGTAGACCAGGAATATGCCAAGGCAAAAAGAAAGCCAGATAGCATCCACTATGTCAACGACATTGTCAAAGAGGTCACCGAGGAGACAGCAGGCTTTCTTATCTTTCAAGAACAGATTGCACTTCTTGCTAACAAGCTCGGCAAAAATATCAGCTTGGATGAGGCCAACCTACTTCGCAAACTCTTGACGAAAAAAGGTACAGGTAAGGGAGCGCAAGAAAAAGAAAAGATTAGAGTTAAGTTTGTTGATGGTTGTGTCGAGAAAGGTATAGACCGCACAACCGCCGACGCGATGTGGAAGAAGTTCGAATACTTCTCAGGCTACGGTTTTAACAAAAGCCATGCTGTCTCGTATTCGATCTTGTCTTATCAGTGTGCTTGGCTTTATTATTACTATCCAGAATGTTGGGCTGCGGCATTCCTTGACAAAGAACCGGAAGCCCGTAAAGAGTTTGCAGTAAACCTAGTTCAAAAGTATGGCTTCAACATTCAAAAGGTTAATGTTAATAGCTCCACTGCACAGTGGGAAATTGCTGTAGACGGGAAAACCCTAATACAGCCTTTGAGTTCGATTAAGGGTCTGGGCGACAAAGCCATTGAACAAATAATCAACAATCGTCCTTTCAACACTCCCGAGGAACTTTTATTTAATGAAAACGTTGTTTATTCTAAACTTAACAAGAAAGGACTACAGGCAATGGCAGAAAGCGGCGCACTAGATTCCTTAGTGGATGAAAGGTTCACGGGCTTAAAACACTTCTGTCTTTCATGCGTGGAGAACCGACCCAAGACTAGGAAGAAACTTCTATCGCACATAGAAGAATTCAGAACACCAAAGGACTTTTCACCTGAAGAGCGTATTGAGCACATCTCATCAAGAACTGGAATTTATCCTTTTGATTTGGTGATGACACAAGAAATAAGAGATGCTATTGATCACTATAAAGTTCCACCTCTTGGCAACTGGGATCGTGATCTTAAAGCAGCTTGGTTCATACCAAGAGAAGTGATAAAACGAAAAACAAAGACTGGTCGGGAATATTGGATTGTAAAGGTTATCGACGAGACGTCTACCATCTCGACAATACGTTGCTGGGGCATTGTACCAGGGTCAGATGTGCTGCACCTTAATCGTGTCTACGCTTCTGCCCTTGAGTACCATCCTATCTGGGGATATTCTACCAAGTCCATTCGACAGAATTTTAAACTATTAGGTTGACTTATACGACAAACGGAGGTATATTATGGGAAGCTTTGATAAAAAAATGAGACGTAAGAAATACAAAGAAAATAAAAAAGATATCCAAGAGAAAATGACTTTTTTTGGGAAGCTCGGTGACCACTGCGAAACTTGCCAGTCACCGTTTGATAAAAAGAATCCAACGCAGGTTAAGAGCTGGAATGTTGTTGTCAAAGAAGAAGAGGGCAAAGTCCGTCTTTATTGTCCTACATGCTGGGATAAAGCACTAAGTGTTATCGAAGACTTTAAGAAAAGGATAGAGGCAAAAAATGATAATTGAATATACGAGAGTTAGAGATAATGTAACCCCTCCGACAAGAGGCAACCCCAGCGATGCTGGGCTTGATGTTTACTTCAGTCCAGAGAACGGAAAGACATCATATCTACACCCTGGAAGAAGCACGCGACTTCAAACGGGATTACGATTTGGAATCCCTCATGGCTATATGCTTCAAGTGATGAATCGTTCTTCTATCGCTGCTAAAAAAAACCTGATTGTCGGTGCTCACGTAATCGATTCGGGGTATGACGGAGAAGTGTTCATTGATATCCACAACATTGGAAATATCCAACACAGTGTCGCCCCAGGCGCAAAGATAGCGCAAGTTGTATTGATACCTGTCGTCCCATTCCGAGCACTGGAGTCGGCATCTGGAGATCTTTATGGGCACTATCCAATCACGATCTCTGAACGAGGAGACGGAGCTTTAGGGAGCACAGGAGAATAAAGTGGAAAAACCTAAGAACAAAAAGAAGGGCTGCGGTCGTTGCCCATCCCCGCAAGACGACCAGGGTTGCGTCCGCGATGAAGAGAAGGTAAACCATCCAGCCCATTACAACAAGGGCACTCTAGAGGTTATCGACGCCATCGAGGCTTGGGATCTTAACTTCAATTGCGGGAATGTTGTAAAATATATTGTACGACACCAGCACAAAAAAAATCCTGTTGAAGACATCGAAAAAGCAGTCTGGTATTTGACTCGCTATCTTGTACAACTAAAGGAGAAGACACGTCATGCAAATTCATCGTCCTAAAAGCTGGTCACACGGCGACAGTCTAACTGAAGCATTGTCTTATGATGATGTTCTGCTTGTCCCCCAATACAGCGAGCTTGCCACGCGCAAAGCAGTTGATTTAACGTCGAATCTTGATGACGTTTTGAGTTTCAAGTTGCCTGTTATATCTAGCCCAATGGATACCATTACCGAAACAGACATGGCCCTCGCTATGCACCAGGCTGGAGGTTTGGGAGTAATTCATCGTTATAATACAATCGATGAACAACTAAAGCTTGTTCGCGATATCTTCCGAAAAAATCCAGATGCTAGGGTATCAGCCGCTGTGGGCGTTACTGGGGATTATTTTGAGCGTGCTATGGCTTTATGCGAGTCGGGAGTGCAAGTGTTATGTCTCGACGTAGCGCACGGACATCATGTTCTCGTTAAGAAAGCTTTGCGAGAATTAAAGAATACCTTTGCAGAATCCGTTCACGTAATGGCTGGAAATGTTGCCACCCGCGAAGCCTTTGACGCATTGGCTGAGTGGGGCGCTGATAGTATCCGCGTCGGAATCGGCGGCGGTTCAATTTGTTCAACCAGACTAGTTACTGGTCATGGGATACCAACTTTACAGAGTGTCCTTGATTGTGCTAAAAGCACATACGATACAAAAATAATAGCCGATGGAGGCATAAAAACTACAGGCGATATGGTAAAGGCGCTCGCTGCCGGTGCAGACTTTGTAATGGTAGGTTCGCTTTTAGCAGGCACTAAGGAAACACCAGGGGATGTCCTCAAAACCAACGAAGGAATCAAATACAAAGTCTACAGAGGAATGGCTTCGCTCAACGCGCAAAAAGCTTATCGTGGAAGATCCTCAACTCCAGAAGGAATTTCTACTACAGTCCCTTATCGCGGCGGCATTGAGCAAATCCTTCAAGACTTTCACGGCGGGATTGCTAGTGGGTTATCTTATACGGGCGCTTCTTGTCTAAAAGATTTGCGCGTTAAGAGTCGATTTGTAAAGCAAAGCACCGCAGGTCGTAATGAAAGTAGCACTCATATTCTAGGCAGGTTTTAGTGAGAGTATTAATCTTAACTGTGATTCTTCTAACGACCTGCGCCGAGCCAGTTACCTACGATTGTGAAGGCTGGGAGAAACGGTCGTGCATATGTCCCGATGGTGCTGAAGGGATTCAGAGATGCTCTCGCGGAGAGCATTTTGGCGATCCCGTGAAGGCACGCACCTGGCAGTTCTGTAGTTGCTGTTTCGATACCAAGCAAGATCAGTACGGCGTCTATCGCTACAGTGTTGATCCTGCCTCGGGTTGCTGGGATGATGTTTACGACCCATCCATAGCTGATGTTGAGGAGGCACCGTGAAAGATCCAACGATACCGACACCGGAAGAGCGTAAAAAGTTTATGTTCTACGATTCAGGCAAGAGACAAACAGACCTAAAAATTCGTTTAAGAACTGATAATTTAAATCAATCAATGTTCTTTCGGATGATGATCACGGGCTACCTGGAAAGAGATGAAAATCTCATTATGTTTATTGAGAATTTTAAGCAAGAAAACCGCTTAGAAGGCCGATCACACACAAAAACAATAGTGAAGAGCGCCAAAGCGTCCCAAGACACGCGCAACAAGTTTGGACTTGACACAACAGACATCGAAAGTTTTTTCGACATTATGGAAGAGGAGCATCCAGATCTATGAAATGTATTAAGAAGTGCCGAGAGTCCAAAAGGGCTTGTAAACAAAAAGATTGCCGAATGTGGGTAGACTATCCCGCAGATTTGAACTGTACTTATGAAGCAGTTAATAAAAACAACAGTCTTTCCTTGCGCGAAGTGGCCAAGAGACTTGGCATTAGTTTCGTGCGCGTCAAGCAATTAGAAGACAAGGCGCTTGATAAGTTACTCAGGGCACTCAGAAAAGAAACGTCCCTCTCCGAAGACTATTTAAGGGAGATGCTTCTTTGTGAATAAAAAACAGCATCTTACCACTCTAATGAACTATATATTGTGAAAGATAAAATATCTTTTATTACTACTTTTAAACAATCGCAAGGAGATTACCCCATGAAAAAGCAAATGCTTAATGAAGGCGAAATTCGTAAGATGATGAAATTTGCTAACATCCAGAAACTTACAGAGAACTTCCTCGACACTCAGATCGCAGAAGAAGAAGAACTCGAACTTGGCGCTGAAGAGGAAGAAGAGCTTCCACTTGGTGATGACGAAGGCGCTCTTGAGCTTGACGCTGAAGAAGAAATTGAGATTGAGCCTGAAGGCCCCAAGAGCAACGAAGAAATTGCTCAACAACTCGCCGCTGGGGTCGCTGACTTGCTCAGCCAAGTCCTCGATGTTAATGTTGAGTCCGAGACAGATGATAGTCTCGAAGATGATGGTTTGGGAGAACCCGAAGCAGAAGTCGAAGTCGAAGACGAGCTTGACGTAGATGTTGAAGAGCCAGGTGCCCGCAATATGTACGAAGAAGAAGACACCGACTCCCCCGGCTTAGAAAAACTCGACGAAGAAGACGCTGAAGAACTCGACAAAGAAGACGCTGAAGAACTCGACGAAGGTGGAGAAACCCACAAGGGCAAAAAGAAAAAGACCAGTGGCCCCAAGCGCGGAGAGAAGAAAGGTGATGAAGCCTTCAAAAACGAAGACCTCGTTAACGAGATTACTCGTCGCGTAGCCTCCAGGCTTCTAGCCCTTAAAAACAAGTAGTATAGAAGAAAGTATTAAAAAAGCCCGATACCTCCTTGTATCGGGCTTTTTTATTGCTATAATATAGTTATTATTACAAGGAGATACCATGGATACTCAACTTATTATGGCGGCACTTTGGTTTGGCTTGGGCGTACTATCTTATAGATTACTGTCTTACTTGATGGAATACGGACGTTCAGCCCTAATGGTGCAACATACTGTCTTTGGATTACTGCTAATGCTAAAGTATTACGACAAAGTCTTCCAAGGAGAGAAAGAAAAGATCATCAAAAAGATCAAAGAAGACAACCCAGAGGCCACCGCGAGCCATAAGTTACTAGATTTAACCCTAGATGCGTGGAGACTTCAGAGCATTCGGTCTATTAAAAACTACTTACCTAAGAAGCTGCAACCTTTAGTCCATTTTAATACGTGGAATGAAGCGATGCGCTTTCTAAACAAAATTGAAAAAGGATTAGGAAAATGAAAAGACTCTCGTTCGGCCCCAAAAAGAAAAAGAATTCCAAAGCATCTGATGCCGAAGAGTCACAAGAAACTCCAGAAGAAAAGGACTCATCGTTTGATCCTCTCACGCTACTCCCAGCGCTTTTTGGAGCAGGTGGAGACAAGGGGAAGAAGGAAGAGCTACGACTTACTGGTATCTATGGTTCCATCAATGAGGAAAGATGCCTTGAGGCAATTTACTCCTTACATATGCTGTATGTGTCAGGAAAACATCTCGTCCCCCAGAACCCTACCGACGAAGATTCCCCTTTGGTCGAGGCCATCGACCCCATCGATTTCTTGGTGTCAAGCTATGGCGGCGCTGCCGCAGAGATGTTCGGCGTCTATGATACCATTAGTGAAATGAAGCAAAAGTGTGAAATCCGCACCATCGGCTTGGGCAAAGTAATGTCTGCTGGCGTCCTCCTCTTAGCTTGTGGAACCAAAGGCACGCGAAAGATTGGCGCTAACTGTCGAGTGATGATCCACGGAGTTATCTCAGGCCAACACGGCCATCTCCACGATGTTGAGAATGAATTTGAAGAGGCCAAGCTGACTCAAGAGTCTTATATTAAAGCCCTGGCCAAAGAAACGAATATGAAGCCTGCCTATATTAAAAAGCTCATCCAAAGAAAAACAAATGTTTATTTAAACGCTAAGGAAGCAGTTGAATTAGGTATCGCTGATATTATCATTTAAGAGTATGTGTATGAATTGGTGGAAAATACGTTACAATAAGAAGTCCGCAAAAAAATATGGCTGGGCTCCCTTTTGGTTTAGAGCAACCCAATTCGACCAATTTTTGATTGAATCAATTAAAGGATTTCAACGCGACCACGGTCTAGAGGTCGATGGTATGTGCGGCCCTGCAACATACAGAAGAGCTTATACTGTTGTGGAAAATAGAATTGCTAATCAGGACAAGGCTCCGAACTGTCTCCAACTTAAAGGGCCATCAATCCCTGTGACGAACCATATTCTATGCAACGGCAAAGAGACAGTGATTGAGTGGCACAAGGTAAAGATCGACCCCATCAAGTCAGGATGTTATAAGGAAGTGAAGAAGGAGCGCCACCCCGCTATGATTGTAACACACTGGGACGCCGCCCTGTCCGCAGCATCATGCAAGAGTATACTTGAAAAAAGAAAAATCTCCACTCATTTTGTCATTGACAACGATGGGACAATAGTCCAACTCCTCGACACCAACCATATTGGCTGGCACGCGGGGATCCGTGCCGTCAACAATGTTTCCATTGGTATTGACTTTAGCAACGCTGTTTACGAAAAATATAACAAGACATACGAGAAGAGAGGCTTTGGCCCCCGACCTGTTATCGAGGGTTGGAAAGTTCACGGACGCACCGTAAAGCCTTTCTTGGGTTATTATTCAGTACAGATCTCGGCTTACAAAGCATTGCTTAAAGCTCTATGTTCGCATCACGGTATCGAGCTAGAGTGTCCCCTAAACGAAGACGGCTCGCTGAATACTACCGTGGACAAGAACGCTTCTAAAGGGAAATTCAAGGGCATCGTGAACCATTATAATCTTACCAAGAAAAAATGGGACACCCTTGGGCTGGAACTGGACAAAATAACGGAGGAACTAAAGAATGTTTGATTACGATTCTCTTCTGAAAGAGATTAAACAAGTGATGGGTGATAAAAAAGTTATCACAATTACAGAAAAGAAGGTAAAAGCACGGAAGGAATCTAAGACCATTGCGCTTCCAGTTTTCAAGATTTCGGAGAACTGGGGAAAGCCTGGTAATGAAGACAGAAAAGCAGTGGCTTCTTTCTTAGGGAATATTAAAGGAGGCACGCTGAGAGAGAAGGTGGAAAATTTGGAAAACTTTGTCTCTGAGTGCAAGGCAGATTGTATCGCGGCCAAAGATGTTCCTGAGATATTGGGTAACCTCGTTTTCTTGGATGTCCTTTCTTCCATCATCTATGATTATAATGCAAAGACGGCTGGTTTTTTGTGGGAATCACTGCTTGCTGTGTTGATAAAGGGAGAACAACAACAAGCAGAGATGGGCAGAAACACTCCTATCGAAGATGTGATAGACGCCGAGGGAGCCGCCCTTAGTTTAAAACTTGTAAAAGGCGACGCGCCTGATATTGGGGGAAGCTTGGCTGGTCTAGAACGTGCATTCAAAAAGTTTGGCCAAGTTACATATATTGTTGTAACAAAAACAAATGCACCTGACACCAAGTTAACATTTTACAAGACTATTCTTACTCCTGATAACGTGGAAGACAAGATCAAGCCAGTTTCGGGAGGTAATCGGTGGAAGATGTCTGGTGAATCCTATAAGGAAGAAGTACTGGGATCTCTTTCTCTAGGTTCTCCTGAGAACCTGAAGGCGGTCGCGTCGCAGTATGTGTCCCGCTTAGGCGAAGGTGTTACGGAGATCTTCAACACCCTTGATGCTTTGACCAAGAATATTAACATATATTTTTCTGGAGCAGAAGGTGCAATAGACGCTGGGTCCGATGCCAAGGACCAGGCCGCACTTCTTAAATTAAAAGTTGATCAAGAATTTTAAATAACTCTTTACAAACTGTGATTCTGTGACTATAATATAAGTTGATATGAACGGAGGTACAAGTGACTAAACAATATCAACACGGCAATCAATTACACGAGAAGATTCTAAAGGGAGTCAACGTACTCGCTGACAACGTAGCAACCACACTCGGCCCAAAGGGTCGCAATGTAATCTTGCACAAGAAAGGCGGAAAGCCAATCGTTACCAAAGATGGGGTAACTGTAGCTAAATTTGTAGAGTTTGAGGACCACTTTGAAAACGTAGGTGCTCAGATAATCAAACAAGCTGCCGACCAAACGAACACTAATGCAGGAGATGGAACTACTACCTCTACTGTGTTGGCCCGCGATATCCTTAACAAGGCGCAGAAATATTTAGCTGCCGGGACATCTCCTGTAGAGTTGAAAAGGGGGATGGATAAGGCCGTGAAGCAGATAACTCAAAACTTGGCCGACCTTTCAACCCCAGTGCGTAGCCGAGATGATATCGAACATATCGCCACCATCTCAGCCAATGGCGATACCACGATCGGAAAGCTTATTGCGATGGCTGTAGACAGCGCCGGAAACGATGGGTCTGTCACGGTCGAGGAAGGCAAATCAGTGGACACCACTCTTGATGTTGTAGAAGGCTTCAGGTTTGATGCTGGTTATTTTGCGAATGCTTTTATTAATAATGAAAAGCGACAGTGTGTTACCTACGAAGATTCTTTAATTTTGGTAACTGATCACAAACTTGAGAGTGTTCAAACGCTACTCCCCCTTCTTGAGCAGACAGCCAAATATGGTCGCCCCCTTATCATCGTCGCAGAGCAAGTTGAAGGGCAGGCACTAGCTGCCTTGATTATGAATACTGTCCGTGGCACGATGAAAATTGCTGCCGTCAAGGCCCCGCGCTATGGTAACGAACGCCGCAACATAATGAAAGACCTGTGCCTCGCGGTTGGCGCCACATTTGTGAGCCGCGAGTCTGGTATTAAAATGGAAGATGTCAAACTCGAACACCTTGGCCGATGCAAGAAGGTAGAGATTTTGAAAAACTTTACCACCATTGTAGACGGCCAGGCCAATTATGAAAAGGTCGAGGAAAGAATAAACCAACTCAAGGAAGAGATTAAACAAACAGAGTCAGAATCTGAATGTGTATCTATTCAAGACCGAATTACACGCCTCGCTAGCGGCGTCGCTGTCATTCGAGTTGGCGGCGCAACTGAAGTGGAAATGACTGAAAAAAGGCACAGGATTGAAGATGCCCTGGAAGCAGTTAGATCTGCTCAGCTTGAAGGCATAGTACCAGGCGGTGGCACGGCACTCCTCCGCGCTGCTCAAAATCTAAAGATTGATACAGACAATGATGAGCAACAACTAGGTGTTCAACTTATTAGACAATCACTCACGGCCCCAATCCGACAGATGGCCTTGAACGCTGGCGAGTCCCCTGATTTGGTGGTGCAAATGGTGACCAAGACAAAAAAGAAAAATCAAGGCTGGGACTTTTCCACAGGCAAAATGGTGGATGTCTATGAGTGTGGCATTTTAGATCCGGCCAAGGTAACGCGCAATGCAATAGAGAATGCTACGTCTGTCGCATCCACTCTCTTGACCACCTCTTATGCAATAATTGAGGATTAAAGATGAAAGTAAAAATAAGCTACAATATTGAATTAGATGATGTTCCTGAACATATCTCGGAGTTGTTAAATAACATTGGCACCAGGCTTGAGGCTGTAGCCCAGGCAACTTCTAATACGGCGATAAAAGTGAAGAGTAAGCAATTTCCCGCCTCAGCCCTCTTAGGCACCCTGGGAGGTTTGAGGGAGGAGTTGGAAAAGATAGACACATTGTTTGCCGACTTTGGAGCCATATTGGCAGGGTATGAACAGGCCCTCCTTGCCCCCGAAGCATTGATAGAGCAACAAGAGGCCGCAGCAAACGCCGAGAGCACTGATGAAGAATAAATATTCCAAAGGGGACCTTGTTTATATTCCGCAAGCAGTAAGTCTTTTTACTTACAAGGGACCTGAAAGATTTTATTCGACCAATATGAGATTAAAAATCCCACGTAATTGCTTAGTTGTTGACATAGACGAAGAGAATCAGTTCGCTTCTGTTTTATACGATGGAGAGACGTGGTTTGTTAAGTTAGCCGATATTTACCCAGCCACACGAGATGAAGGAGAAAAAGCAAGTGTTTGATAGCTATGTTTTATATGTGAAAATTGAATGTCCGTTTTGTATTCGAGCAGTCGAAACAATTGAAGAAAAAGGATTTGAATATAAGATAGTAGAAGTAGATGATTGTTCTGAAGGCTTCATAGGACAACTTAAAGACGCTTTCAGTCATGATACTTTCCCGATGATTATGGGTTATGATGATACCTATGAATCATACAACTGGATCGGCGGCTTTGATAATCTGATAGAGAGCTTGCATGAGTAAAAAAGGCTCAAAAAAAGGGAAAGCTTTGACGATGGATCTCGTGACTCTAATGGAATACGAGAGAGAAGCGCTCCAAGAGCGATCGTTATACGTCAACCTGCTGGGAGAAAAATTGGCAGCAGAAGATTTAGATTATAGGCTGCTAGAAATGTTGAGCGATGGACTTTCCATCTCCAACAAGCTCTTAAGAGAAATAAATTTAATTGTCTCAACGAATCCTATTATGATTCCTGAAGAAAAAAAGATAGAACAAGTGGTACTCTTCCCAGAAGACCGTACTATCTTAGAGGCCATCATCGTCACGCGGGCTCACCTGAGACAAGATATGAGAAGAATCAAAAATATTTCAAGCTATTATCATTAATCGCTTGACTTTAAAAAAAGGGTTATTAATATAAGAGAGAGTCGCTTTATGGGCTCAGAAATTAACTCGCTTATAAAAGGAGAAAATACTATGACGAATACAATTTCATTATTTAATAACCGTGTGCCTAATTTAATTGGGCGGACAGTTTGGGACGACCTTTTCAATTCCATTTTCAACGAACCAGAGGTTCTTGTCCGCCGTTCTACTGAGGGGTATCCCGTAACAGACATCTACCGCGACGAAACCGGCAATCAGATCATCGAATTGGCTCTGGCTGGATTTCGTCGCGATGACCTCGCAATTGAGATCAAAGATAATCAGATTACGGTAAGTGCCCACAAGCAAGAAGACGAAAGCGTTCAGCCTAGTCGTCGGATTGCACGGCGGTCTTTCAAGAAGACTTTTATTGATCACAGTAATAAGTTGAACTTGGCAAGCAGCGACGCATCGTTTGAAGATGGGCTGTTAAAGATCAGCGTCCCCCCGCTGATTGAAGCCACTCCACTAGCTATTGAGATTAAATAGGGTTTTCGGAGAAGGAAATTAGGGCACCCTTCGTGGGTGCCCTTTTTATTTTTTGTAATAAAAATTTGATTTTATACAATCAGATGGTATACTTATAATGAAAGGTGCGAAAGGTGTTTCGCATTAAGCCTTTTAATTCTACTCAAGGGAAGACAAAGATGTCTGCTAAGTTGAAAACTACCTACATGGCTTTGTTGGGGGTATTTTCCCTAGTGACTTACTTTGCGGTCCAGCAGCTTGTGTCGCACCAGTACGAATTCTTAACCTCTTTTGACGAAGCTATACCTTTTATTCCCTGGACAGTCTGGATTTATCATTCGATAATCCCAGTGATTGTAGCTACGATGTTCTTACTTGTCCAGTCGCGCCGTCTGTTTTTTACAACTTTCTGGGCCTGCGCCACAGCCACGATTATTATCAATCTTTTTTATATTATGTTCCCTTCTTTTTACCCCCGGCCTGAATTTGCGGTGACAGGTGTCAGTGAATACTTGGTGGAGTTTTCTTATATTATTGATAACTCTTCTAACACTTTCCCGTCAGGCCACGTAGCATTCGCGTGGATTATGTATTGGGGATCGACCTTCTCAAAGAAGACACGACAAACGCTCGGATTAAATCGCTTATATCTTCTTTGGGCTCTCGCCTTATCTTTGTCTACTTTGACTTTAAAAATGCATTATATCATCGATATCTTGGGTGGCTTCACCGTCGCAACTTTCTGCTTTTTCGTAGTAAAATCATATATTAAGAGGCATTCTTTGTATTCTGAAGAAACTCAGCCCTAGTTACTGTATGGTGTGGGAAAATATTATTCAAGATAGAAACTTTTTATCGATACCTTGTATCGATGCCACGGATGACGAAGCAAAGGAGATAGGCTCCCGATTAGTGCGCGTACTTCTTGAAAGTCGCGATGGAATAGGCTTGGCTGCCAACCAGATCGGCATCCAAAAAAAGGTTTGCCTCGTCCGCGTCGAAGGCCCGGTGCTGTTGGTTAACCCTGTGATAATTGCTGCCTCTGGGGAAATTGAATTCGAAGAAGGTTGTCTGTCATTCCCTGGTGAGCTTATTAAAACCAGGAGATTCACTGATATTAAAGTAATGACTACCAACCATCCAGAGGCACTACGATTCAGCCGCGAAAAGAACTTGCTTGAATGTGTATGTGTCCAGCACGAAATTGACCATTTAAATGGAATAACTATGCACACACGAGGGAGGGGGAAAGATGGCTCGATCGATCAGGAACACATCAGCACGTAAGCCAACAGCAAAGAAGAAAACGTCTATAGGGACTGGCACCTTTACCAAAACACACAACAAGGGCGGCGGACCAAACGGTTCCACCACAAGTAAAAATTACAAAAAGAAACAACGAGGCCAAGGAGCCAGGAGGCGAAGATGAATGACTGGGAGATTGTAGGCGTATTTTTCGCCTGTATAATATCTTTAGTAGCGGTGCCAGCGTTTATAGCACATTGGACAATTAAAAAGTGAGCGAGCTTGGGATAGGATTCGGGGCCATTGCAGACGATCTAAAGGACGACGACCGATGGATTCCCACCACTGAAACAGTTATCGAATGCACCGAGTGCGAAGATAAATTATATTACAAAGACTTCACCCCTCAGAACAACGCTTTTTCTTGCAGTTGTCAGAACGTGCGCGTAGGGTCGCTACCCGCGCCGCCCGCTCCATATCCGAGCTTCATGACAATTACCTATCATACTGAACCACTTATGTATGAAATTCCTTACGAAGAATATTGTAAAATTAAAGGAATAGAATGGCATAACGAATAGGTGTAACTATTTAAAGGTAATATGTCAGACGAACACTTTAAAGATTCCGCTAAAAAATCCACTCTCTCTCTTCAAATTGAAGTGGTTGAGTTGGAAAACAAGTTAGATCGCGTGGCCGATGGCATCGATCATCTCAAAGAACGACAAGAAGAAATGATGTCTCATATCTCTAAAATTAAAGATTCGGTTTATGATCCCGAACACGGTATCTATACTCGCTTAAAAGACTTAGAGACGTGGAAGAAAACCCACTCCAAGCTAATGTGGATGCTTGTGTCGAGCCTCGTAGGTCTTATCACGGCCACAGTGTACGCCAGCTTTATCGGATAAATGCCTTGACAATTGCTCGCCAAGGTGTATAATCTTAACATCGCAGCTTTAAGGAGTTATAATGTTTGCAGATGTTGTAATTGGTCTTCAACATGGAGACGAAGCAAAAGGTAAAGTAACCCACCACCTTTGTAAGAGTGGGGACTACACGCACGTACTAAGGTTCAACGGAGGTTGCAATGCAGGTCATACAATTTATCACGAGGGAAGAAAATTTGTTACCCACCACATTCCTGCTGGCGTCTTTTATGGGATTAAGTCTGTAATTGGCTCTGGTTGCGTCGTAAGCAAGGAACAATTTTTTAAAGAGATTGGCGAATTAGAAAAAGGGGGCGTAAACACTGACGGCCTGGTTTTCATTGCAAAAAACACGCACGTCATTACTGATACGCATCTGACAGAGGACGGAAAAGATACAAAAATCGGCACGACCAAGCGAGGGAATGGCCCAGCATACCGAGATAAATATGACCGTTCAGGCGTCCTCGCCAAAGATGACCCTGATCTTAAGCCATACACAATAGATTTATATGAAGAGTTTCACGAAAATGAAGAAGTTAAAATTTTATGCGAAGGAGCCCAAGGGGTGGAGTTGGATATTGATTGGGGAGATTATCCTTATGTCACTTCTAGTCATTGCACAACGGCTGGGGCACTCCTAAATGCGATTCCACCCTCTTGGGTAAGGGACGTGTGGGGTGTCGGCAAAGTCTACGAAACTTACGTTGGCAGCAAGCAGTTCGAACCACCTCATCCTCATTTTCCTAAACTCCGTGAGTTGGGGGAAGAATACGGTGCCACGACTGGTCGCCCTCGACAGTGTAACTGGCTAGATTTGACACGCCTCAAGAGAGCCATCCGTATTAATGAAGTAAACAACTTGGTGCTTAACAAGACGGATGTTTTGAGAAGTTTGGGTGTTTACCGACTAATTAATAATGGAGCGCATGCGGGGTTTCACAACCTAGAAGAGATGCGCTCATTTATCGAGGAAGAATTAAATGATGTAAATCCCAGCCTAAAGATACACTTCTCAGGCCGAAAGGATGCAATTTAATCGATTGACGAACAAGGGGAAAGGCACCGATGACAAAAGAACTAGAAAGCCTTGGATTGACAGCCACTCCTAAAGAGATCAAGATTAGAAAACTAGAGAAAAAACTCGCATTCTATCAGATTTACACGAAAAAATTACAAGAGAAATTACAGAAATGCGAAGACAAGCTCAGAGCCACTCAGAAAAATGAGAGTGGTCATTCCAAATAAGTCAAAGGAAAAGATTAAAGAAGCTCTGACCGAGCTTTATCTATTTCGACAGGCTATCGAATCAGGAATACTTCAGGATACAGAAAAGATTCTCAAGCGGATTGAAAAGATTCGCAAGTTACTTCAGGATTAAGGGGGCCTAGTGATAGAGTATTATTTAAGACCAGGAGACCTGATAATAACCGAGAAGACTTATGGGATCCTTCTTAAAAAAACCTCTACCCAATGGAAGTATGCATCGCGACCCCACGACCATCCCACGTCAGAGTGGTTTATAAATGTTATCCGCGTGAAAGACCTTTATCATCACCTAGACAAAAAGACGGCAGATGCTACCGTGGTGTATGCACCCGCTAAACGCCGCCGTCGTCGCAAAAAAATTGATTGACTTTGTTTTAACTTCTTGGTAGAATAGGCGTTATGAATGATATTATACTTGAAAACCTTGAAGCGCTTGAGTTCCTCTCAACGCTTGAAGACAACTCTATTGATTTAATCCTCACTGATCCTCCTTATGAGATCTCAAGGCCAACCGGATTCCTTGCCAGCAAGGGAGCCAAAACCATTGAAAGGTTCAGGATGAGCTACGAGTTTGGAGATTGGGATAAGCAACAGATGAACCTCTATCCTTTTGTGGAAGAAATGTACCGTGTTCTAAAGCCACACGGCACTTGCATTATCTTTTACGACCTGTGGAAGATTACATCACTCGCTCAAATACTTGAGGCGACCCGGTTCAAACAACTGCGCTTTCTTGAGTGGCTTAAGACAAATCCAGTCCCCATTAACAGCAAACGCAATTACCTGACAAATTCTCGTGAGATTGCTATCTCTGCTGTGAAGAAGTCTAAGCCCACATTCAACAGCGAATATGACAATGGGATCTACAAGTACCCTATTTATCACGGCTCGGATCGTTTCCACACGGCCCAGAAGAGTTTAAAGTTATTCGACGATCTGGTTAAGAAACATTCGAACGAGGGAGATGTCGTTTTGGATTGCTTTGCAGGATCCTCTACAACTGCTATTTCTTGTATTAATACTAACAGAAGTTTCATTGGGTGCGAGGTGGATAAGGACTACTATGCCAAATCCCTCGACCGTATAGAAAACGCTATTAATAATAGGAAAAAGAAGGACAAGATAAATGCCATTAACGGCTGAAGCGTTAAGAGGACGAGCGTACTATTTATATAGATGAAATTATTACTTGAAAATTGGCGCGAATACACCAGACAGGTGGAATTAGAAGAAGGCATTGGCGCACTCGTTCCTGGCTCTTCTGAGTGGAAGATGAACAAAGCCATCAAAAAATTAAAGAGAGAATTGGAGGATGGCAAGCATAAGAGCACTTGGCAAGCGATAGCTCAGGAGCTAAAAGAAACGCAGCAAGCGTGGGAGTTGCTCAAGAAATGGAAAACCCTTGACGACTCTGAAAAAGAAATCCTATGGGATCAAATCAAAGACGTTGCCAAGACTACGACTTTGGCCGCCGCATTTGCAGCCCCCATCGGAGGGTCGGTGTGGATTCCTTTAATAATGCCTTATCTAAAGAAGCATGGTCTTGTGGCTTCTGCCTTTATGAATGAAAATGTCTTCTATGTTGATGTAAACCTTCTTGTCCCTTCCGAAGAGATGGGGCACGGGAAAGAACACGATTGCCCTGGGGCTGAATGCGATGCCATAGTCCAGCAAAAGATGAACTTGATTAGCCAAGGTAATTTGGAACCTATTGAGGTATGCAACCAGAAGCCCGTGAACTCTTACCGCGTTCAAGACCAAGAGGTGGCACCTAAAAGCGGAGTTAGCGAGCCTTTCTACCATGTATTGAACGGGCACCATCGTCTAGAAGCGGCAAAGCGTCTGGGGGTTAAGAAGGTTCCCGTCTATCTCACCCCCAAGGAGCAAGAATGAAACTCCTACTTGAAAATTGGCGAAAATATATCTCAGAGGCAAGCAAGATACGCCGAATCAAATCCAACATTCTGACTGAAGTCACTGAGGAAGAACTACGTGACTTCCCGCTATCGGACGAGGAACTTGCTAAGATTAAAAAATGGGCTGGCCTCTCTGGCGACCCTCTCTTCTTAGGCTCAGGCACAATGGGGTCTGCTTATCAATTTGGCGATGAGGTGCTCAAGATCACCAAAGACTTTGCCGAAGCGTCTGCTACGCAATCTATCGCAGGCCAAGAGCATCCCAATGTTTACAATGTGAAGAAGGTTGGCCGCCGCTTTGTGAAGGGCGACGAACAACCTGGTGAAATGCCGCAGCACCCTTTTTTGATTGTATACGACTTGGTGGGTGAAGAGGTTGGAGGTTCAGACTTGCCGACACCAAAACAACAAGAAATTATCAAAACCATTCACGCAAGGCCAGATGAAATTTACTATCAGTGGCTCGCCAACTTTGACGAGGTGCGCCGCAAATTTGCCACCTGGATTAAAAAGAATGGTGCCAAGGTGGAAGAAAATCCTATGTCCAGGTTTCAAAACCACTCCAGCAAGCTTCGAGGACTTATGGCCGAAGCTGGCTTAAACGAACTAGAGCGAGAAGCCCTTACCAAAGCCTGGGCCACTGGCGTTGGAGTCTATTCAGCCGACAACATTAACACCGCTGAAGGTGCTCTCAAGGCCCTGGCATCTCCTATGCTTGATTATGTAAATGATATCTCCAGTGGCTTAACATTTTTGGAACAAAATGGTATACATTTTAGAGACCTTAAGACAACCAACGTTATGAACGACCGAGGTCGCTTGGTTATCATTGACATCGGCAAGTCAGATGTCAAGCAAAGAGAACCGATTGAGAAAATCTAAAGTGAAGAAAGTCTATCAATATTTAACGCATCACTTGACGGAACAGCGCGAGTCATATTTTGTCCATATGTGGAACGCTTGGAAGCTCGCAGCAAATCTTTTGCTTGTGACTTCAAAATGTTTTGTCCACTCTTTCTTTCCCTTCCTATTTACTAAGGCGGTATCGAGTAAAATTGAATACTTAGACAAGCTGGCAAGGAGAATGAAGTGACCAAGTTTCAGGACAAATGGCGCACGTTTTTGAGCGAAGAGCGAATCGAGGAAAAGACCCGCGCCGAAAAAGAGGGAGTGAAGCTGCCCTCCACCGCCGAACAACTCGAAAAATACGTAGCCAAAGATTTTACAAAGCCTGAATATTACATGCAGTTCAGTAACGTCAACAAGCTAGGGATCAACCCAAAGTCTGGCTACAGAACTCCGCTTGGTATCTATTCTTATCCAGTAACCCAACAGATTTATCGCCTGTTCATTAACGGAAGACTTCCGTTTGCCCAAGATAGAAAGTACATCATTGTATTCAAGCCAAGAGAAGATAAAAACATCATTGTTTCTCTTGGGAAAAAGAACAACGGGGGCTTAGACGACAAGGCTTATGCCGAAGCGATTGAAAATTTGCTCAGCAAAGAGCTTGCCGATGGGGAGACCAGGCGCGGTGCGTATGTGGTTTTCCGAAGATTTACACAAGGTGAAGGCTTTAAACCCGAACAAATACAAGAGATAGCCGCCGCATACACTAGAAAAAAAGATTTTATACAAAGGGTTTACAATAACGGAGCTATCACACAGTTCACTGAACTCATCGCAGATGAGTTTTTAAATGAGAAGCCTTATGGTGAAGTGCCATCGTATGAAAAAATGCTTGACAAGATTAAAAAGAATTACAGTTGGGCTGCCGGTGACTCCTACTTTATAGAGGACGTGAAAAATTTACAAAAAGATTTCACAGAGGAAGATTACAGAAAGTTTGTCGATTGGCTCGATACGCAGGATCTAAGTCCAGAGTTATCCGCTGAAGTCAACCTTAAAAAACTAACTGATTATCTTAATTACGATCCGACCAATTCCGCCGAGGCCATCCAGCAGACACAATATTGGACTAACTTAAAGGATGACGCTCGCAGCAAAACCAATCTTGGCTTGATATGGGCGCTTAGTTACAGAATGCAGAATAATCCTCGTGTCTGGAGGACGCTTTTTCAAAAGCACCTTGGAATCGATGGGGTTGTGGATGCTGGAGGCGAAGGGCTTATTCACCCATCGGAAAAGATCCAGGCGGTTTTCTTTTCCAAGGACGCAGTTGAGCAGGTGGCAACCATCAGGAACACTGAAACACCAGATGCGATTAACCGGCGCAAAGATTACCTTATGAAATCTACGATTCAGCGAGCCGCCACTGAATTCTATACGGATACGCTTGGCGTGAACCCGACTCAAAAAATGATAAGATCTGCACTTGGAGCCACGAGCAAGGTTCAAGAATCTCACGGCTGGAAAATAGACGGGGCAAACAACCCAGAAGTTTTTGTTAAGTGGTTTCTTGGACAGGAAATTTTCCCTCCTCAACAAATCCCAGGCGAGTTTGATGGCCAAGAAAAAAGATATAAGCATGTAAAGAAAAAAAGTCTTAATCAATTCCACGCGATTCTAACAACGAGGTGGATAAGTAGCTATTTCAGAGAAACTATCGTCGAAGCGCACAGAAACGCAGTAGACGCAGCCTGGACAACTGAAGAATCGTTGCAGAGCCAG